AAACCCTTGAAATACAAGGATTTTTCACGGGAACACATGCGGGAAAATTCACGGGAACAGGCTTTTTTGAATGTTCCGCGTTTTGGAAACATTCTCGACGATGTTCCCGTGAAGTTCCCGCTTATTTTGCGGATGTTCCGCACCCTTTAGTTCCCAAACAAAAAAAAGCGCCCCGCTTCGACAGCGGGGCGCAGAATCCTTACTTACTTATTGAGCTTTGCGAACGTGATTTCGTATTCGCCCATCGCGGCGAACGTAGCAATCACAGCATTCAGGGCGGCAAGGGCGGCAGATTCGCCGGAAAGACCCGTAGTGAATGCCGTGCCCAGCAGCATAACAATGAGGCAAATAGCGTAAACAAACGCCCTGGTGGGAATCTTCCATACCTTATCCAGTGGAGCCTTGAAAAGCTGGACAACCAGCAGGGCGAAAGCGGATGCGCCGGTGATGGTGGCGAGGTATGCCCACGTCAGCGGCTGCACGGTAGGCGCCTCGCCCTCTGCCATCGCAACGATGGGGAGGGCAACCAGCATCAGCAGCAGGGAAAGCATCAGGATAGAAACAAACTTCTTCATAGGTCATTCTCCTTTCAGGTTCGGGTTGCCATGTATGTATCGAGTTCTGATTTCACGGTTTTCAACTTGTCGATGTTGTTTCCCGTGATTTCGTGCATCAAAAGCGCATTCTGCACTTTGAGCATCTGGGCCATATCCGCAGACAGCTTATCGAACTTCCTGTCTCCGGCGTTGAGGCGGTTCTGATGATCCTCGATTGCGCCCTCAATGTTTTTCAGCCGGTCGTTTTGTCCGGCTTCCTGCGTTGCTTTGCGGCGAAGGAACAGATGCTTGAACGCATCGACGCCCTTATCCACAGCAACGAGAATCGCAAGCACACCCAGGATAAAAAGAATCGTCGTCTGGAAGCTGGAAAGGTTTACGACGGTCGTATCCAACGGTTACACCCCCAGCATTTTTCCGATTTTAGAGTAGACGGTTTCCAGCTCAGAACGGTCCACCTCAACGCTTTCGCCGGGTGTAGCTTCCGAGTTCTCATCCCCCGGTGCGCTCGGCGCATCTTCCGCAATCCGCGTGAGATACACGTCGCCGTTTTCGCCGGTCATAGCGTAGCCGGACACGCCGTTATAGCGCACGCGCCACCATGCCGAATCCGAATCATCCAGCACGTCAACCGTTTCGCCGCGGTCAACCCGCGCGATAGATGACGCGTTCTTGCTCTGCGCAGCCCGGATGTTAAGGTATGCTCCGGGACAGGTGACTTTTGCTTGGTACATCGGAATCCCCTCCGTAATTTCGATAGGCTGTCCGGGCGTGACATTGGAACCGCCGTTGTCGCAATCCACATAGGTCGCTTCCACGCCGTCCCGCATGGCTTCCTCAACAGCCGTGCGGAAATCATCCATCGTCACGCCATACTTACTCGCCCAATGCCTGATGTCGGCATGGTTGCTTGCCAGACCGCGACTGTGCAGCTCCCGATGGTCCATGACGGCAAGAGCATCGCCCTGCGAGAACGATTTAACGACCGTGCGCGGCGCCGTTCCAAACAGCGCACACAGATGTGCCACGAGATTGACCGCTGCGCCCATGACAGCGGAGCGGAAATACGCTTCATCGTTTTTGCTATCTTCACAGATCTCAAATCCGATATAGCCCATGCGATTTGCGTTCCCGTTCGGCCCTTTGCCGGACAGCCAACAGCGATAGTTCCACGGGAGAGCCTGATAAACGGCGACCGTTCCATCAGCCATCTTCCCGATATAGGCAGACGCGCATACATCCAGTCCGGGGCGGTTGTGGGAGTTGGCGTTTGCGTTTTTGCCCAGCCGGCCGTCATCCGGCTGGACATACCGCTTGAGGTACGGATTGTTCGTCCCGGTGCTGTGTACCTGTATGCCAACCGAGGTCTGCTTTGTGCCGCTCTTATAGCAATCGGCATTTGTAAAGAAGCGGCGGTATATGGTGAGCTGCCTCATGTTCCTTCACCTCCGTGTGTAGCCATCTTTGCGGTTTATTCCGCGTTGCCGGCAGCAGAGTCAGAACCGTTGATCTGCTGCGCCTCCAGCTCATTGATTCGGGCACGCCAGGCAGCACGCTTCTCCGCGATGTCCCGAATATCATCCGTGACATCCTTGAGGAACGTGATGATGCCCGTCGCGCTGGTACAGTTGAGGATACCCTCCAGCGTCTTGAGGATGCTGTAATCGCTGTCGTTAAGCAGCGACTTGAGGGCGGTGATTTCCCCCTGGACATCCATGTTGTTTTCCTGCGTATTGGTAGTGATCTCGGACATGGTGATTCCCCTTTCGTTTTTTCTTACATACCCACGGCTTGACCGTGAATAAGCGATAGTAAAGGAGGTCGGTTTCCCTGAGTGTTCGATGGGAGTCCCGATCCTTGAGTGACCCGCGCCACGACATGTACGAATAGTTGGACTGTTCGTCGGTCATGATTCCACTATCGCAAAAACGCCGAAAGGCTTTAATCTTTCGGCGTTCCCGGATAACGCTTCCGCGGCACGGCTTTTTGATGACCCGTCCTGTTTTCGTCAGGAAGAATTGTGTTTTGAGGAAGGTGAATCCCCTACTGAGCTTGACAATTTGCGTCTTTTTCGGGTTGGGGACGATGCCAATTTTGCGGAACTCTTGCAGAAGCAGGTCACGGTATTGCATCAGGGCTTTTTTGTCTCGCATGATAATGAATGAATCGTCCATGTATCGACCATAGCCCTTTATGCGCCACGAGTCTTTGATGAGATGATCTATGCTATTTGGAAAAGAGACTGCGGTGATTTGGCTATCCTCTGGACCGATGTACAGCCCTTTGGTGCCCGTTGCCGTTACAAAACCTTTGCAGATTGCGTTGAGCCGATTGTCCTTAATGTACTTGTCGTACATTTGGAAAACCGGCTCATGCTCGATATTGTCAAAGAATTTCCGAAAGTCGATGATAAGGACATACCCTTCATTATCGCCGTATTCACGGAAGTATTCACGCAACTGCCGTTCACAGCGGTCAATGTGGAAGGTGATACCCTTGTTTTTCAGGCTTGCTCCATTATCGTGAATGAGATTGTGGGATAGCATCGGAACCATTGCGTTCATGCAAACGGAACGGCGTATTACCCGCTCCGCATAATGCAAGCTGTGAACTTCCCTCGGCTTTCCCCGTTCTACGATATTGAAGTGGTAGAAGCCCATTCTTGTATCTTTTCCTTCACGCATGGAGCGGCTTGCGCGTCTTGCGTTTCGGAAAAAGTGTGCGTCGTATCGCGCGACAGAGGCTTTCCACATGACACCCTTCCGTGAATCCCAATGGGATTTGATGAGGGCGCTTACACTGGAAAGCCTTTCAAAATCATCGTACTTTTCGGCATGTTCCCGACGTTTAGCTTCACGTTTTGATTTGCGGCGCCGATACCGCGCCTCGTGTCTTTCTGTACTGGTCATTCCGATACCTCGCAGAGTGTTATTATCGTGGCGCGTTGTGTACTCCATGACGATGCGCCCATGTAATGCGGTACTCGGCTTTGATTCCCAAGCCTATATGTCGCCATCCCGCACCATGCAAGAAGCGTCCGGGCGTTCGTGTCGAACATCACAGCACCGACCAGAAGATGCTGTTGGTATATATTTACCTGCTTTTTGCAGGACGGTTATATCCTCCTTCCAAACAAAAGACATCGACGCTGCTTTCGATCCGTGTAGGACTTACTCGGTCTGGCCGGGATGAACCGTTGGAATCAGAGGGGGGCGCGATTAGCGTTGCTCGCGTTGTTGTTGTTGACATTGCCGTTGTTGTTGACATTCACGAAGTTGGTAGAGTTGCCACCATTCGCAGAAGAAAGCCACCAGTTGTTGCGGCTGAACGAATACATTATGCAGGATATAACCGTTGTGTTCGTGAGTCAGGTTGCGGAACTCTTAGAGGAATCCTGGGTAATGAGCTTTGTACTGCGCCGCCATGCCCGAATAAGCATATCTGCGCGATCAATCAAATCTCCGGCTTTTTCCAACTCAGCGGGCATAGGATGATCCGCGTCGATTTTGCCGTAATAGAGCTGAGTCAAAATCTGCTGGATTTTATCGTCGATACGCTCAAGATCATTGAGCGCGAATCGCTGATACCGTTTGCGTTCGGCCACGTTTTCAGGCGTGTTTGTGTAAACGCCATTTGCCGCAATCAGATGCCCGAACAGGTCATCAAGCATCGCAGAAATCGGAAACGTAAAGATGGGCCGCCAGCGTTTGGGCATGATGTTTTCATTCATCAGGGCGCCCATGAGCACGGTTCGCAATTCCGTACAGCACCGATAAAACTCCATGCTGGAAATTCCGCGGAAGCGGGAAAGCACGCTGCTCATTTGTTTATCCTCCTATACACTGTATACCCGCCGCCCACAAGGGGCGGCGGGATTATTACAAGAGATCAAGATACCCGGAAGCAGAGGGGGGGCGCGATAAGCGCCGCTCGCGCTGTTGTTGCCAACAACGCCGTGGTAGTGGACATACACGAAGCTGGCAGAGTTGCCACCAAGCGCAGAAGAAAGCCACCAGGAGTAGCGGCTGTTGGAACCCTGAACCCGCTTGAGCCGATTCATTCCGTGCGCAAAAATGGGGTAGTGGACAAAGCCTCCGGTGAACCAGCCCGTAGTCGTCATCAGACGCGCACCGGTGACTTCGTATTCGTCGGGGAGCCACAGCTTACCGGCATTGACCCATGCGCCGCTGTTATCATTGGTCAGAATGCCGGAATCGCTGAAACGGGTCTGAGCATAAATGCGCTTCTCAACAATAACTGCCTTGAGGTCATCCGGGAGGTAGAAATAGATGCCGCCGGACGTGTAATCCACGTCGGTCATCTCAAGCGGCTTCGTGGTACTGTTCGGGACCTGGCCCGCCAGCGAATTGACGAACAGATAGCCGTTGGACGCAAGCCACGGCACCTGCTTATCGCTGGACGTTCCATTGTTGAAGTTGACCGGGTTCATCTGGAAAGTATCGGGCCAAAGCTCCCTCGTGATGAAGTCGATGTGATTGCCGACTTCCGAATCGCCGTAGCCCTTGTAGGTGTTGATGCCAGCGATTTGCGCCTGGAACGTGCGGCCGTTGGTCGTGGTGAACGGAATGTAGTCCCCGACGTGGAGCTGCGAGAAATTGCCCGCCGCAATTCGGGCCTTGATCCACGCCCACGGGCTTGCGTAATCCGCGATTTCTTCCGCGTGCTTCACAGTCAGGTCAACCCCGGGGTAGTAGCCGTCATTAGAAACGCCGATGATGTCAGCGGTATTTCCGTTCAGGCTGATCCTATCCACATAGTTTGCCATTTTTCATCCCTCCGTGTTACTGATTGTTCATGGTAAATGTTCCGTCCTTGATGGTTGCTGTGATAGCCCTGCTGTCATGCACCGTCAGCACCATCACGCCGTTATTGAGGTTCATTTCGTAGGCAAGGCCCACAAGCCCGGATAGCCGCGAATCGGTATAGGATTTCGCGTACTTCCGTGCCATGACCCAAAACGGCAGGACAAGTTGCAGAATCTTGCTCATGCCCGCGCCCCCTTACTGCGCCACAAACAGGCCGGATTCATTGGCGATGAACACCTTGTTTTCCGTGCTGCCGGTGACGTACAGGATAGAAAAAGGGGCGAACACCTGATTGGCGTTCATCCCCTCAATGTTCTCTCCCGTTTCCGGGAGTGTAGCCGGTTCCTCACTCGCCAGAATGAGGGCGCGAACGGTGGTCTTGCCGTCCGCTCTGGTTCCGATACGTTCCACGTTGATAGCTTTCATCCGTCGTTCTCCTTTCCGCTGATGATTTTCTCCGCATCAAACTCGCCGTTCAGATATTCAGCGACGGAATCAAGATCGTTGCCGCAGGCCACAACGATATAACAGTTTTCCCGTCCCTGCACGACGAGCTGATTGAGAGCCGACTTGACCGAGTTGATGACGGCAAGCGCCTGTTCGGTCGATTGGATTTTCATGTGTTGCCTCCTCTTATGTGCCGATTGCGAACCAGTCAACGGCGCGGCTTGTGCTGAAAGAGCCACCAACAACGATGGAGCAACCAGACGTGCCTTTATTGCTGACCTTAATTGCACCGTTGTCGCCCGACCAGTTGGAGCCGGATGTCGAATAGGTTACAAACACATAGGGTGTGCTTGTAAATCCGGCAGAGGAGTAGTCGATCCGCGTTCCGCTGCTGCCGCTGATACTTGTAGAACCCCATGCGAATTTGAAAGGCAACCGTTCTCTGTCCAGCGTGCCGGCGTTAATGTTAGAAGCGTTGTGGTTGTGGGAAGCCGGTGCCGCGCCGAGGTTTGAAAGGGTCACACCGAGATTCGACCTTGCGGTCGCCGCATCAGTTGCACCAGTACCCCCATTCGCAACAGGCAATGCTCCTTTCGTGTTTCCGAGGCCGAGAGCATTACGGGCGGCTTCGACGGACGTTTGACCCGTGCCGCCATTTGCGATAGGCAACGCTCCTTTTGTGTTTCCGAGGCCGAGAGCATTGCGGGCTGCTTCAACAGTTGTTTGTCCCGTACCACCTCTGCTGATGGGAACCGTGCCGTCAAGCTGAGTTTCGCCGTGGTACAGATGCCAGTTCGGGCTAATCTGCACGGCATTCTGCTTCGTACCTTCCATGCCGAAAGACACATTCAAGCCGCCGTCCATGCAGTAGATGACATGCTCAGATGTGAGTGCCGTAACTGTTGCATTACTGTTCGTATTACGGAGATTCTGCACACTGTCAATAGCGATAACCTGAACCTGATAAGTTTCAGTGCCAGACGCGCTACCGCCTATGATAGTTTGCTTCCCGTTTTGGATTGCTTGTGCCGTACTCCAGCTTGTATCGCTTGCCTTTTTATACCTGGCTTGCAAGGATATGAGACTGTTTTTCCCGTTCACGCTTGCAATAGATACGGTTGCCGTAACTCCGATGTACGCGCCGGAATCAGTAGGCGTCCCACTGTTATTGCATCGGAAAGCGGTAACAACGGTGAAAATAGGCTCAAAATAATCGTAAACAGTGATATTTACAGCCGAAGCAGATGCAGAGTTGCCGTAACTGTTTGTCACCTTTGCGTTACAAGTAACTGTTCCTGTTTCTTGCAACGCATCAGTGTCGAATGTCACTCCGCTTTGGGTGGATTTCGATTGTGATCCGCAAGAAAGCGCGATGCTTTTGTAATCTGCTCCGCTGCCGGCGGCGCAGCCGGAAAGGGAAAGTCTTGCCCGGCTGTATCCTTTGACGTACAGCCCCCAGGCTGACGGAATGTAGGAGGACTGGAGCAGACTGACGGTTAGTTTTCCGGCTGTTGGGGTTATCGTTGTAGGGTCTACCGTAATCGTGAACGTATACGAATATGACCCGATCAGATTAGAGCCGGAATACGTTGAAAGCGTAACGCTTGCTTGTCCAGTAGGCCAGCTTTTCGGAACAGAAAGCGTTGTCGAATATACGCCCGCGGACAGACTCACCTCCGACGTGTAGCTTTCATCCCGATACCATTTGACCTTGTGCGTGTATTCGCTCGATTCCGAGGCAATGGTAAGCTTAATGCTACCCCCCTGGGCAACTGAGGACGAACTCAAACTGCCGGTCGATGAGTTGGACTCCAAATATTCGATGCTGATTGAAATATAGGAGCCGTCACGCACGTTAAGCACGTTGGATGTGGAGCTACCGCCGCCGGTAACAGTGAAGGTGATGTTGCCACCTGTAAAATTGAGCAGGGACGAAGAAGCATCATACATGGTGCATTCGTGTGACCCGTTGCCCGACCCAAGTTCAACGCTGCCGTATGCGGTAGAGAATCCAGCAGAAGAAGCAGAGTAGACGGATACATTGGAAAAATAGACAGTGACTTTCTGGAGGGAGCTTCCCGCGGGAGGAAGCGTACCAGAATATCGGTAGAAGTTACCAGTTACCGTACCACCGCGCTTTTTATCAGCGTTTGTGCCGGATATGGAGCTTGTCCTGAATACGCAAGTAGCCATCAATCACCCTCCTTTCTACGCGCTTATATATCGAAGTGAAAGTCCCTTTGACGTTTTCGTCCACACGAAACGGTTGCCGCCATTCGGACCGAATGCGAGTTCATTGGTGATCTGTGCATCCGTAATGTACAGTTTTCGGTCAGACATATACGCAACTTCGACCACAGACGAGCCGTCAATCTGTCGGAAAGAAAGCCGATTATTGGAAAGCAAAACCCGGAAATTGCTGTCGCTTTTTCCGATCTCAACGCCATCGCCGCTTGCGCGAATAAGCGTTGAGAATTTCTGATTGACCGCCCCTGCTGCGTCCTGCGCTGTCCCCTCAAACGATGCCGTCAGCTCATCAGCTTGAAGTTTCAAGGCACTGTTGAACTGCTGAACGAGTGAGTCAATCTGATTAGTGACATAGGTTGCAGATACCTTTGCCTCAATGGACGTATTGAGCACTTCAAGGGATGTCTGCGCCGCCGCAAGCTGCTTGATGATGTCAGGGATATTAGCATCTTGCACAGATACCCATTGCGTACCATCAAAACGATACAGCTTGTAATCATCATCAGAGTCAATCCACAAGTCTCCAGCTTTTCCGTTGATGGGTGCGTCAGGCTGACAATAAGTTTCTGCGCCGCCAACGCCATCTTCGACCATCTTTGCAGGATTGCTCCACGCGCTTGACGGGACATTTACTGTTGCAGTTCTCGCGGCTACTTGAGCGGAAATGACCCAGCACGGATTGCCGTCAGTAGTAGGAATCTCCTGCGACCAGCCGCCAGCATCTCCAGTCAAAGAGGCTGTTGCGAATGTGAAAAGGGTAGTAGCGGTAGGCTTATCGGGGGCTGTTTCGCCGCGCTTGTAAAGATACACGAAAGCGACATTGATGCCGTCCGCGCCATCTGAACCATCTTTACCGGGCTGACCGTCTGCGCCATCCTTGCCGTTTGTGCCATCCTTGCCGTTTGTGCCATCCCTACCATCCGCGCCGTCAACGCCGTCTGCACCTCTAAAAAGCGACCAGGTATAGTCTGAGGCTGTGCTGCTTTCTACCGGTGTAGCTTTGTTGTAAGCGAGGCCGATGTAATACTTGCCATCAGAATCATCGGACATTCCCGCGCCGTTAGCATCGTCCGCGTACTTGACCCATGTGTAATAGGTCTTACCGTCCGCGCCATTAACGCCGTTAATGCCATCTGTGCCATCTTTTCCCTTAATAAGCGACCATGAATAATCGCTATATATAGAGCTTTCCTGTTGTGAGGGCTTATTATAGGCGATACCCATGTATGTCTTACCTTCCGGGTTATCACTCATGCCGGAAGTTGGGCTGTCTGCGTACTTGAGCCATGTATAGCTCGGAGCCGCATCTTTTCCGTCCGCGCCATCTGCACCGTTTTCAACAAGTTTTGTTGCTTCGCTCCACGCAGATGCAGGAACAGTAACAGTGTCATTGGCAGAACTGACAGCCGCCATAATAACGTAACATGGATCTTGCCCTGATGGGATCGTCCGAGTCCAATCCCCGGTATCTCCAGCAAGCGCGTTACTGGAGAAGGTAAACGTAAGGTCGTTTTGCGGACCCGTGATTGTGCTACCGCTGACACGCTGATACAGTTGAATAACCGCGTTGTTATATCCGTTTGTGCCAGCCGCGCCATCTGCGCCCTTGATAAGCGACCATGCGTAATCGGTATAGCTTTCAGATTCGACTTGAGTAGTCTTGTTATAAGCAATACCGATATACTTTTTTCCTTCCGGCTTGTCGCTCATGCCGGATGTCGGACTGTCTGCATATTTCACCCATGTATAATAGGTGATTCCATCTGCACCGTCTTTACCGGGAGCGCCGTCTGCACCGTCTTTACCGGGAGCACCATCCGCGCCATCTTTACCGGGAGCACCATCCGCACCATCTTTACCGGGAGCGCCGTCTGCACCGTCTGCACCGTCTTTACCGGGAGCACCATCCGCACCATCTTTACCAGGGGTTCCGGCAATACCTGTATTGACCTTACACCAGTTGATTTCGAGGTCAATCTGGACAGGAGCCGCAACGTGAACAACCAGAGTTCCGCTGGTGGACTCTGAGCTTCCGAGGGTTGCACCGTTAGCAACAGAAATGGAAATCGGAATTTGATTATCAACCTCACTCCCGATATTCACGGCCATGCCGTCAACTGCGCCAGAAACCCCGGTCACAGTAGGTGTGACCTTTTTCTCGCCGGTGTACGCAAATACACGGCTTTCATAGGTACGCGAGAAGGCCCCGCCGTTTGCATCTGCCGCAAATGCGAAACTTGTATTCGTAACGGAAGCGACGGAAGCATTTTTGAGAGTGCTGATTTCTACCTCGCCTTTGAACTTGTACGTTTTCGCAACGGGATCAAAGTACAGGCAATCCTCCCAATCGGAACCGACTTTCCGCTGCATGGAGAAGCGATTCGCGTTTGCAACCATGCGGGCAACAGGCTCGTCATTGTCCATGAGCGTAGATACGAAACCTTCTGTTCTTGTGATTCGGTTGCCGAAGTAGCTGCTTCCGATGCTGACATACCGTTTTGCGCGAAGTTCGGCGGCGCTGACAAAAGGAACTTCATCTTCGTCATCATCCTCAACACCGTATTGCGCGTCACACACGAAAGACGGATTGCATCTGATTTTAAGAGAAGTCGCAATCAAGGGAATCGTGATGCCCTTTCTCACAATAGAGAATGTGTCGCCAACTTCCATCAAAGGGTCGATGTACGCGCCGGTCAGTTCATACGGGGTGAAACTCCGACCGATCAACCGGGAATTTGCCGTCAGGACGATTGTTCCATTTTCTAAAGTGCTTCCATCGTTCAAACGGAATACTCCGTTGTTGATAGAACCGAACGAGGTGGAAAGAACACCTTTTTCAATGGAATATCCTTCACTGAGCTGCCTCACCATTTCCTGTGTAGCATACTCGCACTCGGTCGCCAGTTCGATTCCGCTATCATCGCCGCAGGTGAACTGGTTATTCGCAGAGTCCGTCAGCGTTACACGGGAAACCGTTTTTCTTCCCGTTGATAGTGACCGATAGTTCATATAGGACGTGCCTATTGCCTGTACAGGGGTGCCGGTATTCGGATACGGCACAAGTCTGAGCTTCCCAGACTCCGACATAACAAAAATGCCCCCGTGTGCCGCTGCAATCATGGATAGGATTTCAGACATCAGCACGTCATCATTTGGGTAGTCTACCATGTATGGTTTTCCAGACTTGATGAAGGTACGAGAATCGACTTCAACCCCCATAAGGGACACGATTTCAGCGAATACATCAGTCATCGCAACGGGCCAGTTGATGAAAGATGTCTTATCGAGGTATGTTCTCCCGGCAAGCATCATACCGTCACGGCACGTCAGCATCAGAAGATCATTAGATGCTGAACGTCTGGAAATCCAAAAATGTCCTTGTTCAATCCAGTCCGTAACCGTCAATCCGTCACGACTTTTCAGCCGGCAAAAGGCGACTACTGGCGCCGCTTTGGGAATCGGGGCATTAGCATGAGGGCGAATCGCAAGAGTTATCAAACCTGTGCAGCATCGTCCGATGCAAGGTTCCTGCATAAGCGGTTTTTCAAGAACGGGTGTTCCTTGAATGTCTTTTTCTCGGTATTCATCGCCGTTAATAAGGAATTTGTACTCAGTAGTGTGCGGGGAGGCGAATACTGAGGCCCAATTCGCGGGACGATTTTGCATCAGACTGTCTCCTCCTTTATGCTGGTCAGCGTAAAGGAGACATCATCCAGCTTGATACCTTCTTCCGTGAACCGCTCGATTGCCGCAGTGATAGACGTGTTGTAGAATAGGCGGGTGCATATCCCGTCCCGAAGGTCAGGATATTGCACCCGCACGCCATCGTCGCCGCTCTGGAGATCTGCTTCAAGCTGCTGCGCCACTTCAAAGGGCATGGGGCCGAGTTTAAGCGTGAGCTTCCTCTGATGGGATGTTACGTTAGGGTGCATAACGTTGCCGGCGTCACGCCCAGCGTCCTCATCGTTGGTGTTGTCACGCGCCCAGCCAAGACCCGTTTTTGCCTTGACATAAGGGGCATAATCATGACCATTGATCTTGAAAACTCCTTGTACTGACACGATTACGCACCTCCATAACATCTAAGCTGTGACCTTTGCAGGTAGTTCAAAGCCCTCATAATGCTGTCACCATCAACAACGAGATTCTTCTTCCTCAGAACATCAATCAGTTCAAGCAGAAGGTCGCGTTGGTCGGACATCGTTTCATCGAAGTTGGTTGTGAACGTCGTAATGGGGTCAGATTTGCCCGCAGACACGCTTTCTGCCGCAACACGGGTCTTGTACGGCACAGCCGTTCCAGCCGCCACAGTGGGCATTTTGAAGCCTCCAATGGCGTTGAGCATGGACGCAATCTGAGTAAAGATTTCAGCTATGCCAGACAGCTTGTTTGCAACACGGTCGATGCCAGTTACAACGGCGCCTCCGGCAAGTTCAACCCCCGGACCTTCAATGGTGGAATCAGCAAGAGATTTTGCAAGGTTCCCCATTGTCTTGAACACAGTTTTTTCTTCGCTTTCAATGCCGCCATTCAAGCCCTCCATCATAAAGCCGCCGATAGATTTGAATACTTTCGACGGGGACGCGATGCCCAGGGTAGATTTAACAGAATTGACGAGGCTCTTAAACTTGTTTACGACACGGGATTTGAAGCTGTCCCATAGGCCGATAATGCCGCCCTCTGTGCCGGTCGTGATACCCTCACCGACGCCGCTCCAGTCAACCTCTTTCGCGTCATCCCTTGTCCCCGTAAACCAGCTAATGATCGTGTCCTTAACGTTTTTCCATGCGGTATCTGCCGTAGACTTCACACCGTCCCAGGTGTCAGAAAGATACTGTGTAGCTTCCGTCCACACAGTTGTCGCTTTCGTAGATACGCTGTCCCAAGCGTCACTGATGGTGGTTTTTACGGTATCCCAAACGGTAGTAGCGGTAGTCGAAAGGTTATTCCATACCGTAGATACCGTTGTGCTGATACTGTTCCATGTAGTAGTTGCCGCAGTAGATAGCCCATCCCACACGCCAGAAATGGTTGTGCTAATACCATTCCACGCCGTAGTCGCGGCGGTAGATAGTCCATCCCATACACCGGAAATGGTCGTACTGATTCCGTTCCATGCGGTAGTCGCGGCGGTAGATAGGCCGTCCCACACGCCAGAAATGGTTGTGCTAATGCCGTTCCATGCGGTAGATGCCGCTGTGGTCAGATTGTCCCACACGCCAGAAATGGTCGTGCTGATCCCTTCCCACGCGGTAGTCGCAGCGGTAGACAGGCCATCCCACACGCCGGAAATGGTCGTGCTGATCCCTTCCCATGCGGTAGATGCCGCCCCGCTGACGGTTTCCCACAAACCAGAGAAGAACCCCGCAAAAGCCTCTACTGCGCCGGTTACCCATTCGATGATGGATTCCCATGCCGTTGTGATGCCTTGTAGCAATCCGGCGATAATGTACCCGCCCTGTTCCTCCATAACCGTAGAAGGGGATGCGATACCAAACGCCGCTTTGAAGCCGTTAATGAAAGGCGTAAAAATGTTATCGGCAATCCACTGGCCGATATTGCAGACGGCATTCCAAATACCGTTGAGCAAACCGGCAATAATGTCTCCACCATATTGATCGAAATAGGTCCCGAAATAGGTTTTTACGTCCTCCCAGGCTTGCTTGATTGCGTCCCAAATGTTACTTGCAAGGGATGCTATCAAAGCCGCTGCGCCGCCAATAGCCGCACCAAGAAGCTCAAAAGCACTCGTTACGATTCCTTCCCAGTTGTAGGATTCAAAATACCCGGTGACGCTGTTCCAAAGCGTATTTCCAAGCTCTGTCCAGTCAATCGCTTCGATGAAGCCAGCGGCAAGAGTCAGTGCATCAGCAACAAACGTAGTGATGAACGCCGTCCAATCCGAAATCCAAGTGGCAAGGTCGATTCCATTCACGATTCCTGCAAACTGAGTACCGAGGCTTTTCCAATCGACAGAAGAAAGGATGCCCATTGCAAGGTCGAATGCGCTTGTAACGAACGTGTTGAGGGACGTTGTGATGCTCGTAATCATGCCGGCGATGTCCAGACCGTTTACAATGCCTCCGATGGTTTTTCCGGCACTTGCCCAGTCGATCCCAGACATAAATGTCGTAATGCTTGTGAATACACCATGAATAGAAGCGTTGATTGAACCAACAATGCCCGTCCAGTTTACAGTGCTGAACCATTTCGATACGCCGGTAGCAACAGACGTGCCAAGAGATTCCCAGTTGACCTTTGTTACGAATCCGTGGATCGTATCTATGAGAACGTTCCACTTATTTCCGAATGTTGCGCCAACCGTTCCCCAATCAGTCTTTTCAAAAATTGTGTTCAGCCCGACACCGAGATTCGTGCCCAGGGCTTCCCAATTAAACTCATCGAGGAATGTATTCAGGGTTGAAAACACAAGATTGATCCCGTCTGAAATGAGCAGCCCCATATTCGCCCAGTTGATGCCAGACACAAGACCGTTGAGAATTTGTGCGATTCGGCTTGCCCATGTTACGGCGAGAGGCTGGATACTTACGATCCAGCCATCAACGGCTGTCACGACAGTATTCAGGCCGTTTCCGACGATTTTGCCGATTCCTTCCCAGTCACCGGCTTCAAATGCCGCTTTGATGGACGAGAAGAAATTCTGAACACTTTCGGGCAAGAGACTTTCAATCGGCACGTTTTCAAAAAGGTCGCCTGTTCCCCCTGAACCGCCTCCACCGCCATCATCAGAGGAAGCCTTGTTCAACTCATCGAATCCGTAGACCTCATTTTTCAGCTTCTTTGCCGCGCCGGCCGCACCGCCGAGGCTTTTTGCATAGCTATCAGTTTGCTTTTTTGCAACAGTCACGAAAGACTTGCCGGACAGCATAGCAAAAAAGGCGTTGAGGTAAGAAATCGCTTTGGAAATCCAGTTGATGATAGCAGAAATCGCAGGGGCGACCGCGTTTACCAGATTCCCGAAAGTGACTGCAAGATTTGCGGACAGCCCCTTCGAGGCGTTCTTCATGCTCGACATGGATGCGTTAAATGCAGACGAGAATTTTGCAAGGGAGCCGAGGCATTCTTTCACAGACTGAACGATAGAGGAAATGAACGTCCTCTTTAGTCTGGAAATTAGGATGGTTTTCAAGCTGGTAAGGGACTTAACAAGGCTTTTTGTGGTAGGAGTACCTTCTTTTGCCTTATCGAGAAACTTACCAAAATTCTTTGCCGCGGCTTTCGCACCGGCAGAAATGCCTTTGAACGCCAGTTTTGCCATAGCCGCGTTCATGCGAATAATACTTGAAGCCGCGCCTTTGAGAACGTTTCCGAAGGATTGCAAAGCCTGTGATGCTGATCCAGCATCTTTCGGCTTTTGCTGGAGTTCCTTGTCAACGTTCTTCAACGCGCTTTCAGATTGCGCCGCAGGACCCGACACAGTATCAAATCCAGCGGCAATCTGCTCATACCTGGCAAGCTGCGCCTGCATATCCTGGAGTGTAGCCGTCATCTGCTGATACCTGGCGGTATCTTGCGCGTTCACGAATGCCGTACCGTTTGCCCGCATGGACTCCATAGATTGCTCATAAGAGTTCAGCGTATATTCGGCATTTCTGATCTGGACTTCAAGCCTCTGCCATTCACGGGAGGATTCCTTTACGCCCAAATCGGCCATCGTGTCGCGCCGGTCATACATCCTGAACAGGGCTTGTTCTGCTTTTTGAGCAGATGCGGCAAGCTGCTCATATTCGGGGGTCTTGACTTGCTGACCGCCGAGATTCTGGAGTTCCTGTCCCAGCCGTTCAACACTGTCACGCGCTTTTTCAACGTTGATCTGGAAGCGAGTCATCTGCGCCCCAGTACGAATGCCCATCCGTTCGCTGTCAGAAAGCCTCTGGAGCTGATTCCCAAGTGAGGTGCAAGAACGCTCTGCCGCATTCATGCTTTTACCAAATTCCGAGGAAGATAGGGCGCCGGACATGCTGGAGGTCATGGCATTTACGCTTTGGGTAGCCGATGCCGCTGCGCTTCCCATCTGCTGACAGGCAGAAAAAAGCGGCTGCATACTGCTTGCCGCCGCGCGTCCAGACTGATTGATAGTCTGAGTAACCCCTTTGATTGCACGCTCCATTTTAGCGGAGCCTCTTTCAAAGCCGGTATTGTCAAGCCCAGTGTCAATGACAATGGAGCCATCAGCGCCGTTCGCCATTAGGTTTCACCTTCTTCCGGGAGTGAATCAAACATAGCTTTCATGGTATCTTCCGCTTTTTGAGGAACGGGCTTGTCCTCAATGCGGCACAGGTTTACATTTGAACGGTAGAACTCTTGCTCATACTTCTCCAGCTTTTTCCCGCGGGCTTTCTTCTGACGAATCGTGAGGATGAATCCGAACAATCCGTCGTGGTCGATGGATTGATAGTAGCCGAGGAAGGTCCACCAATGTAAATAGGACAAAGACCGAACTTCTGTCCCGGCTACTTTATTGACAGCGGGGAAAATCAGTTGCTCGTCTTTGTCCCAATTTACAGTTCGCGGCCCCGGTGCATCCTCGTGCATCCCGCATTCGATGAATTGCGTTGCGGCTGTATACGCCTGTTCATACAGCCCATTCGGGATTTTTTCAAAATCCACATACAGGCGTTTCATACAGACATAAACCTTTTCGCTGTCTGACAATTCGGGGTCATTAAACGCGGAGAAGATGCGAAGAATATTTCGGTAGTCTGTGCGAATGGCGTAATCAACGCCTCCGACATCAAGACTTGTCGGTAGTTGCCCCAGCATCAACCGTCACATCCTTGCCCAAGTCGGCAAGATGCTTCTTTACACGATCCTGGGACATTTTCGATTCTTCCGCGATGGTCTGGGCAATGATTTTGCCGAGAACAGTGAGAACGTTCTCGACATAAAAAACGCCATTGACGGAAGAAAAAGGACTGCGAGTAGCAAACAGGCCATCGGCATCGTTGGAATCGAGCAGCGCGTTAATGCGCTTCTTGATTTCATCTTCCACCTGCTTCAAGACCGCCCATTCTGCATCGCTGTTTGCCGTGCCGTCATTGTTTACCCCGATGTCGGCCATAGGCTGCATGATGGAGTCGAAGTCATCCATCAGAGCCTTGTAGCGGTCGTAGATAGACACGTCGCCGGGACGGAAATGCAGCTTGCAAATGACCTGCCCATAAGGATTGACGACGGTGATTTCTTTCGTACCGTCATCAAGGGAAAAGACGTTGCTTGCCTTACGCTGCTGGAATTTCGAGATATTCGCCATAACAGTACCTCCTTAAAAAATCGCGGCAGGACTCAGCGTGTAGCTTCATCGACCTGCCGCTCAGTGCATCAGGCCAGATCGGTGATGGTCGCCTCGTTGGTGCGCATGTCGTAGACAATCTTCTTCTTCATGGTGGGGCCAACGGGAGTGATCGTTACCGGGATAGCATAACCCGCCGTGTCGCCGCCAGTAGACTGCGGAACGAACCATGCCTGACGAACGTAGCAGTAGCCGGTCATCTTCTGGGTCTTGCGGTTCGCCGTCTGGAAATACGCCTCGGCAAAATAGCCCATCAGATCGGATTCGCCGTAACGCTCCTCAAGGGCGACTTCGCGCAGATGCTCATACATTTTACGCGAAGGGTCGATGTAGTACGGGTCGATGCTGATTTCCGGCTCGTAGCCGCTGTGCTTGAAGCTGGTTTCGCCCAGCACATTCTTGCTGGACTCCGTATCGGGATTCAGCTCCTTGCTGAGATCATCGTTATCCTTGCCCAGAGCTTCCCAGCCGCCGGAAGAAGCGGTGTACTCAACAACAATGATGTCGTTTTCCGCCGGGTCGCCGGTGATGGTCAGGCCGTAAGCCGTGCTGATGTTATCGACTGCGTTGCCGTTCAGCGTCCAGTTGGAGCCATCATACAGGAACACATACTCGCCGGACACGTCACTGACGCCGGTTCCGAAAGAGACAGCAGACACCTCGCACTTCGTAATGCCGGTGCTGTCGCCTATAGAAACAGACGCCTTTTCCGCGATGTCTTTGCCCGTCCAGGAGCCGAAGTACATGCCGCGGTTGCGCTCAAGTCTTGCCATTTTCTTATCTCCTCTCACAGAATGGATGTATAGCTCTCCATTGACGCAATATTTTGCGCCATCATTGAGAAACAGAGTGCCTTTTCTGATTCGGCCAGAATCGCCAGAAAAGAAAAGGCTGTCACGCACTATTGATGCGTACATACACAATCAATCCCCCCCCGCATCACGTTAGCCGGTATCTGACTTTGATCTGAATCTGGTATTTTGCGCTATTCACGCCCGGAGCTGAAACGTAGGCAGTGAGGGTGGGAACAATAGAAAGAACACGCCCTTCATTGATAGGAGGGAGGTTTCCCGCTGCATTTTGTTCGATGATCCACGCAATCACATCCTGATAGAAGCCATAGTTGGCGATGTTTTGCATTTCTGCGGCTCCAAACGCTTCTTTCGACGCGAAGATGAAATTCAGATTTTGAACGTCATCAGGAACCATTTCACCCAAAACATTTTCATGGAAGCTCATGGTGGAAGGAACAGAATATAATGCGTATTCCGTGGCTTCTTCGGCCAGATAGTCAACCCGGAAATGATTGCTTTTCAGCAAAGCGGGGCATCCCCTGAACCATTTTCGGAGGTGTTCAACGTTGTTAATCGTTGGCAACGTTTTTCGCCTCCCTCAGAATATCGTCCGCATGGTCAGCTTTCATCCGCTCAAACCAGAATGACCCTGCTTGCGGATTTTGATCGGTTTTATAGCTCAAATCCCTTCCAGTCAGATGCTTTTTCTGTCCAGGCGGGGAAAAGAAGCGCGTCGGTGTTCCAGAATCATCTTCAAAAACAGGGATGTTCGGACCCATGACTTCCCCGTAATACAGATACCGCGCATACGGAGTGTTGTAGATGACCTGACCGCTTCCGGGAGGAGATGCTGTGTAGGGGCTTCTTGCCAACGTGCCAGTTTCCCACGGGCAATACGGCATTGAGTAGGCAATCACGGCATTGTCGATTGCGGCCTGCACACGCCCACCTTTTTCAAGGTTTTTAGCGTGAAGAAGGTCCACATCCCCGTGATTCCACTCAAATTCTGCCTTGAATACCGTACTCATGCGCACGTCACCTTCCAATGCGGGGCATTTGGGGCGCGTCTGTTGTCCGTAACAGCAAGGATTGTAACGCCGCCGGCATCCTTGATTTGGGATGGAAGCAGTCTTTCAACTGAAACCGCTCCTTTGACAATCAAATCACCTTCATTCAGCGTGAACGAATCCTCTGTGTCACCATTCGTTGCCTTATACTGCGCAGGGTCAACATAAACCCTGCCTCCAGTATCGGCCGCAGCAGGAATGCGAATCGTATATTGACGAGCGGCTTTCAAACCGCTTGCATCAACCGTCGATTTCATACTTCCGTACCACGAAACGCCCTTTATCACCGTCGGAATGTATACCGTCGAGTCAAGGGACTGGTCGAGCTTTGCATTGAAAACGGTGATCGTATCGTTGCACAGCCTCATCCTCTCACCCCGCGATACAGTAGCGGCACGCCGTCATCATCTTTTTCGCCGTACAGGTATTCCCCGATCAACTTATCCATTTGCCGCCGTGCTTCGTCGGCATTCATGGAATTTCCATAGGATTCAGAATACCCATCCGTGCTATACGACGTTACCGTGGGATTGGTGGCCTGTGCTTCTGCGCCGACCGCTTCCTCCATCGTGATAAGCGCAAACGCACACAGCTTGACCGCTTCCGGGACAGACGCCATGTTCTGTACGCGGGAGTCGGTCAAGCGGTCAATGCGTTTTCGACTTTTCAGTTCATACAGAGGAAAGGTGGCGGGCGCAAGCGTTGTGCCTCCATACGCCGTATATTCAGCATACGAAAGGTATTGCGCGTGTGCCATTCAAACCGCCATCCTTTCGCCCGGAAGAATCAGCCCAGGGAAATGATGCGGGCAATCGGGATGGTCTTGGGATCGATGTACTTCTTGGTCGTGCCGGCAGAAGAAACAAGCTCCCAGTTGGAACCGTTGGACAGCTCCGCGTCAGTGGGGGAAGCCGTCGCCATGACCGCCTTAGTGAAGGACAGGCCATAGGGCGCCCAGCACTTACGCTGACGGCTGTACAGGAGATCCTGACCACCGTTGACGGCGGGATCGCGGTCCATCTCATAGGGCACCTTTGCGCCGCAATCGGTGTACTCGATAGCGCCGTCGCCCAGAACGTAGGTGATGTACTGGGTGGTAGCGACGACGTACTTGCCGGCGGCGGCATCAGACGGATAGAAGTCACCCTTCTTAACGTCCGCGAGATTGATCTTGCCCGTAATCGCGCCGGAAGCGACAATCTCAAGGGCGCCGGCGGTATCGGCAGTAGCGGAAACGTAGCCATGCTCAACAGGCAGGGAGTCATCCACCATCACCAGACGACCGTTGAGGGTTGCCAGGCCAATATCACGCTGCATACCCTCACCGTCGTTGTACTTGAGGTAGGACAGCAGCTTCACGTTCTCCAGATTGGTAGCCACGACGGAGTGCATGAACACCAGCGTGAACTTGCCCTTCTGGTCGCCGGACGCACGCTGAATGGCGGTGTTCATGGTGGTAGCATCCATCACGCCGATCTTACCATCAGCGTTGACGAGGGCAGTGATGTCGTGGGTGTGGGAAGCCACAAACTTCTTACCCTGCGCGTCGGTCATGCTGAAAACGCCCTTGAGGACAGCGATAAGCGTATCCTGGTCGATCTCGTTCCAGTAGTCATTGATCTGCGACGCGACGTTCTCCATAAAATCCTCGCCGCCGGTGATGTCGTAGCTGAAATCCAGCTCAGCCCAGGCATTAGCGCGGCCGACCACGACACGGGACTGCATGAAGGTTTCCGTGCTGGAGGGGGTGATGTTGGTGTTGCCGTCGTAGTTCATGGGGACAGAGCCGGAAATGAGGCCCTTGAGGGGGGTGCTGATGTAGTTGCCGCCCACCTCATCGCGCATAGACGAGGCCAGCTCAGGACGGGAACGAATGGCGCGGGACTTGAGAAGCTCAGTCTTACGCGGGTTGGGGATACGGTCGATGTACTTCTGGAATACCTCGCCGTTGAAGAACTTGGCATCAAACTTGCCAGCCATGAGTCATCATCCTTTCAGTAGTTCTTCCGATTATTCATCAAAAACAATCGGGGATTCGGGGTTTTCGTTTCGCCTCATCATAAGCTCGGTGAGGGAATGCCTCTTTCCGGGCGCGGGCTTGCCGCTACTCGGAAGCACAACAGTCGGAGTGGGCTTCGGCTCCGGTGTAGCTTCGGGCTTCTCGGTCGCAAAGGCACCGGGGTCATCTGCCTTATACCTGGCCACGAAATCCTCATAACCCAGCAGACTGTCGCCATCCACCTTGAACTCCTTGCCGATAGCTTCCTGGATGAACGCTTTCTTCGCCGCAGTGGACGAAAAATGCAGTCCGTTCGCCCGTTCCCGAACCATGAACTCGTAGTTCTGCCGCGTCAGACGGTTTTCGTAATCCGTCTTTTCGGTGTTGTACTTGTTCTGGAGGTCGGTAAGGGACTGCTGGACGGAACCGAGCTTGCCGGCATCAGCCTGTGCCGCCGCAAGCTGATCTCGCAGAGAAGTCAGGTCGGTGTCGCGGGACGTAAGGCGTCCCTGCAAGTCGGTAATCTGCCCCTTGAGGCCGTTCACCGTATCGTCGTACTTGTTCTTAGAGACATAGCCACCCTCGGAAAGATTGACGAGGTTGAGCTTGTGTTCCTTGACCGCCGCTTCAAGTTCCGCATAGGTCAGGGAACCACCGTCAGGAAAAAGTGCCTTGAGAAAATCCATAATGTTACCTCCTGCCGTCGTAGATTTGATTTGTATATCCGCTGCCACTCAGCGGGCGCGACGCCCATGCAGTTATGTCCCGGCATGGTAGGGTGATATATTAAAAGCCCGCCGGATACAGGCGGGCTTTTAACAGCTTTGAAATTTGGGCTTGAGGATTATTCCTCGTAGATGATTGCGATGCCGTATGCTTTCGCCGCTTCGTGTTCGATACGGCATCCGCGGGCATTCTGCCACCCCTTGCAGAAGTAGGCGACGTGGCACTTGCTCATATTCTCAAGGGATTTGGCAAGGAAGCAAAGCGGAATCTGCACAACTCCGCGTTCCTGCATCGCCTTGTCGCTGTACCAGTCATCGGTGAACAGGGTATTCACGATGTCGTATCCGCGCTCCTTGAGAAAGGTAATCGCGTTTTCGCGGGTTTCGATGATTTCCTTTTCGGTTTTCCCCGCCATAGGCTGACTAATCATCGCTTTAGCCATTGTCACACCTCCATATTGACGCCATTGATGCAGATATTCCCAATCTTGTCATAGACATCAAGGTACATCTGCTCCTTGTCGCCGTTGTACGTTGCTTCAAAGAGATACTGGTCCGGGGTAGGCGCGGCAAGAATCGCCTTGTGATTCTGCAAAGTCTTGCACTGCCACACAATGAAAACGTCCGTCCAGTCGATAGCGACCGTCCGGCTTTCTGCCGCATAGCGGTTTGCAATCCAGTTACAAACCGCTTTCTTCGCGGCAACCATGAAGTCGTAGGTACTCATACGCAATCCTCCTTAAACCTTTACCATTTTGAATCCTTCCACGCTCATCCTTTGCTTGCGCATAGGCAAGCCGGAAAGCCTTGAAAGCTGTTCATACTTCGCGGCAAGAGCATTGATTTTCATTTGGCACTCACGCCGTAGCATGTCATCACCAACAATTCGGGCCGCGTTTGCGGTATCCTTATAGCGGCGAACCCGTGTTTCCATTTTTCGCATGAGCTGGGAAACTTCATAGGTCGTGTAATGCTTCCCGTCGATTTCACAGCCCTTATTGTTTGCCGCTGCCCATGCTGAAAGCTGCGCAGGGTCATACCGGGGTTTGGAGTATCTGGAATCAAACGGAAGGGCAAAATGACCGCAATTCCATTCTGCGATTTTCCGCTTGAAACCCTGATAAGAGCGGCCGTTGATGTCCACAAATGAAAGCCCAGCTTGCATCTTATCGAACTCGGACTTGAGGAATATTCTTCCCTGTACAGGTTCGTGATCCGGGGCGCTGTGCATGTGAGCGGATATTTCCACCTCACGATACCCCAACGCTTCGCCTATCATATCCGCGCCGTGCTGCGCAATCTGTTTTGTTCCGTCGATGACGTTCTGCCGGACAGCAGTATCGAGGCGGCGACGGTATCCGCTTTCATATTGCACCTGCATACCGCCGAACCCGATTTCTCGCACAACTTCCCGTGTAGCCGCCTGATAGCTCATCAGTCCAGTGCTCGTCGCCAGAATCCCTCGGTCAACTGCTTTTTGATAAGTTACCCGGATTGCTGTCGTATTTGATAGGTTCTGGACCGTCTGCGCCGTCTGCTGTGCCACGTTTCGAGCATACTGGACAAATCGTACCTTGTCTGCATTGGACGGCTGTACGCCCGCCGCAAACGCCTGTGTGAAGCGGCTATCCGTGTATGTCTCGCGCATAGCAGTATCATAGATTTTCTGAATGTCTCGAATGTTCAGACCGGTTGCGGTAGAAAGCCTTTCCGTGATTTCTTGAACATCTGAGGTCATTTCAGCCATGATGACAAGCCGGTTGATGTTGGCCTGGCCCAATTCACCGATTTTTTTGATTTGCTCGGCAACCTTACGGATGAAAAATGTGTTTACGTCATCGAGCCGTGACTGGAGAAGTTCAAGCACCTTTTCCAGCTCTTTATCAGACAACACCGACAATCACCGCCTGATTACTCATCGTTTGCAGCAGGATTGTTGCCGCCCATGTTTCCGACAGCTTGCGTTGCCAGCATCGCGTCAATGGACTGCGAAAGCTGTTCCTTTTGCAGCTTTTCAATGGCGGTTCTGGCTTGTGCCTCAGTTTCGCCGAAATACCACATACGGAACTCCACCTTGCCCATGATACCCTGAGAAAGCAGTTCCAGGCGTTCGCCCAACTGCTGCGAGGCATCTGTGATTATGCTGTCATCCCATTCAAAGGACAGGTCATACTCACCTTCCGGCGCGAGGTGGTACATGGTAGCATATTTATCCATTGCACGAACCACGTCACGGAGGCAATGTTCAAGCGCGGTCTGGTTGTCGGCGATTGTGGCATAGGTTCGTTGCCGGACGATTCGCAACTCCGTTGCTGTTCTCGCTTCCTGATTCGCGTCGGAAACAGTTCCACGCGCCAGACCGCAAGCATCCTCGATGCGCATGAGAAGCTGATTCAGACCGTTAAACAGGGAAGAATCACGAATGGACGGGGAAAACACGTTGTAGTTGTCATCCTTGCCCAAATCAATGCCTCGGAAAAGGCGGTCATTCAGTTTCGGCATTTCCATCTTTCCGGGGGCGTTTTTCTGCGGCTTGAGCGCGGATGGGTCAACATCAATCGCCAGCTCGCTTCCCTCATACTCCCACAGAATGCGAGAATACTGGAAGTCGGCTTCTTTGATGATGTTTACTGCCTTATTGAACACAGAAACACCCATAGGGGCTTCCACATCAACATTGTTTGCCGCCGCCGTTTTGAACCAGCCAAACATTTGACCGCCAGTATCCGTGAGCAGTGCTTCGGGAACCGCTTCTGCCCATTGCGGAACATCAGTCAGCGGAATTTCAACGCCGATGGACTCCTTATTATTGGACTTGAACGCCCTTTGCGTGATGGAGATACCATCCTGGGTTGCGGTATGCCGTTCCAGCCGCGTATATGTTACCTTGCCGTCCTGATAGCTGTCTCTGAAAATGACATCCTTGAGGTTTCCGTCATCGTCAAAGGCGATAGGGTACAGGCTCCATGCCGTAGAGCAATCGAAATAGATATGCCCATCTTTGGGATACGGCTTGATCGTCATACCGCCGGACGCGCAAGCCTGCTCCAGTTTAGGACGAATACACCTCATCAGCTTTTCAAACTCAGCCTTGAGATATTCTGCCCGCGGGCTTTTCGTTTCGTTTCCTTCCGAATCGGCTTTTCCGCTAATATTCCATTTGACTTCCAGGAGCACTTGACGCGCGACTTCCGAGCAAATGAGGGATGGAAGGTTGAGGCTCTTGACCTTGCCGGCTTCCAGCCACGGCGGGTCATCGGTGTACATCCTGTACCAGAGGTCGAGCGCGTCAACCATTTCAGCCGAAAGCGGGGAGTCAATGCGCTCAACCGCCGCAATATCCTTAAACGGGAACATACGATGTATCACCTGCCTAACAAAATTCATAAGTCGAGAAAACAAATACCGTCACCGCCTTTACTGTCCCTTGCGTTTCCATACGCGGTTGAGTGCATAGCGTACAGCGTCGATAGAGTGGTTGTTTGCATCGGGATAGCCGCTCACAACGTCACCGTCTGCCGTGCGCTCGTATTCGTAATGCGTGAACTCCCGCGTCGTTTCAGGGCATCGGACGGGATCAATGACAATCGCCTTGAGGGATTGAAGCCACTTCATGCTGTACCGCACACTGTCCGGGCCTTTTTCAGCCCCGCGACAGAAGCACCCATAACTGCGCAAATCGGATACGCTTTTCGGTTCTGCGCTATCTGCCGTAAGCAAGTCATCCCCGGTCATGCCCTTTTCAGACTGGAGCATTTTCCATAGGTCAGCATTGCTTGTTTTCACAACGCGCAGCTCATCGAAAATGTAGAGCGTCAACTGCGCCGGATTGTAGCAGCACTTCACCCAATGCGCGGGGTCGGGATACCAGCCAAAATCCAAACCGAAATAGATGCTTCCAAACGTCGATATTTCACTGTCTGGAATCTCACGGATAACCAGATTGTCAAACACTTCGCCGCCCGTGCCTGTGACTTCGCCCAGGTATTCATGCCGATAGGCTTTGGGGTGCATGATGGCAAGTTCAAGGGCATCATTGAAGAACTGCTGGCCCAACCATTCAGGAGGGACAGTTCTGTAATCGGATGAATGGACAAGGGTATCACGGTTCGGGCGCAGAACTTCTTCATTCATGAAGTTGGACTGCGTTTCCGGCGGGTTGAAGGACATAAAATTCCAATACAGGTCGCCGCCGCGTCGTGCGGACTGCAAAACAGATCGAATTTCTTTCATCCCGGAAAATTGGTCCGCTTCCTCAAACCATGTGATACCAAAATAGCCCCGTGGGGCTTTGATGGATTTGATTTTCATAGGGTCATCCAATCCACGAAACAGGATGATTTGACCCGTCTTTTCGCGCTTAATCTGCATCGGTGAAACGCGACAGGTGAACTCATCACCCAATCCCAGCTTGTCAATGGCAAACTGCATCTGACCGAAAACAGAGTCGCGCAGGGTTTTACCCGTTTTTCGCACAATCAGCGCGTTTACGTCGGGATGCTCAAGCATTATGAGCGGAATCGTGAATCCGATGAAGGACGATTTCAGCGAACCGCGCCCTCCCTTGAGGATGTACTGCGAATGGTGATGGTCAAGCACATCTTCCAGAAGTGCGTCGTAGTTTGGTGCAATCAAATCCTCGATGAAGATGTCATCCATCATCCTGATTCACCCCGGACTGTTCAGCTCCAGCGGCTTCTTCTGCCGCCTCACCGATGGCCTTCATCGCTTCGACCATCGCAAGCCTCGCAGCCGCTCGTGTAGCTTCGTCCTCCTCGCTCACGGCTTCCCGCGGCTTCTCTCCCCGGATGAGGTGTACCCGCACCCCTCCAGCAGCTTCCACCGCGTCGGCATCTGCTGTTACGGTCAGACCGGGCGGGGATTCATCTTCTTTCGGGTCAACACCGAGCATCTTGCATATCCAATCGCGTGATTCCTTGTCGCCGTTGATGGCGCACTGGAACTGCGAAAACACGACTCTGGAAATCAGCGGCGCCCCGGATTCCGACAACTGATCAACGGACAGCAGCTTTTCAATGTCAACCGACTTCGCCTTGCCGTTCAGGTTGAGGTTTGCAACCGCCCGAACTGCCGCCCTAATGTCAGCATTCCTTCTCCGCTTCTTGTGCGCCGCTTCTGCGCCCTTTCGTCGGATAGCTTTTTCTTCTTCCTCAGACAGCACGCCAGAACCGAGGGGCTTTAGGTTCTTGTTTTGCGGACGTTCCTTTTTTCCACCTTCCACACACCTCACCTCCATTTCTGACAAAACACAAACGGGACAAGGCCGTTTTGCCTTGTCCCGTCATGCTTCTATGCTGTTTGTGTGGGAGATTTACTTGCACTTCTTCTTGGGAGCGGAAGTCTTAGCAGATGTGGACTTCTTCGCCCCGGAACCAGACTTGCGCTTCGCGGGCGCGTTCATGTCGTTCTGTTCGGCGAGCGCCGCCGCAAACGCTTTCGCACCACCTTTGGGAATACGAAGTTCCTCATACGTCTTAGTAGCCATACATAGCACCTCCTTCACACCAGTTATATTATACATCGGCTATCGCTCTGAGTCAACAATCCGGCTACTTGCGATACACAAGCACCGAACGGTCAATGACGTTGAAGTATGTGCTGGAATTATTCGTACCGTCATAGATGACGTTGTAACCCATCGCCAGCGCCCAGATACTCATATTGTTGCCCTTGAACTTAGAGCCGCTGCTCACATAACCGCCGACAGCCTTTGCGAACTTAGGATGCGTCTGCGCAAACGTCTTAGCTTTTTGCGCAAGCTGCGTATCGGAAATAATACGCGCTTTGGACGGATCGAGAACGGCATTAACCGTCAAACCGCCATAACCCGTATTCGCGCCGCCAGTTTGCGCAAAATACGTTCCGGCACCATACGCTTGACCGCCAACCTTGCCGCCGATGTAATTGAACTTGCTGTACATCATCATGTCCGCAACATTCTGAGCAGTATAGTTAAAATTTACGCCCATAGCGTTAAACGTAATTGGTCTTACGCTACGGGCAATGATTTGACTCTGCTGTATTCCGTTGTCGGCCATAAACTGATTAAACGCCGCCTGGTCAAGCACGGTCGGAAGGGCATTCAAACCGGCTTGATACACAAACCTCTGCGTCGGGTCGTCAACATCCGAAAGGTGATTCGGCATGATGGCGTTTTTCGATGCGTCCACGAGGTCGGCAAGGTCATCATCCGTCATCTGCGACAACGCCGTTACAGCTCCAGGCTGCAACGGCGTGTTCTGATTATTCGGGGTTTGGTTCGCGTTTGCGGGATTGATGGTGTTGACCGGCGGGGTCTGCTGGGGAGGCGACTGAGGAGGCGTCTGCCCCTGTTGTGTAGCCGGTGTCTGCGGCGGCGCCGGTGACGCCTGCCTGGTCACGCCGCTACTGCGGGTCTTGTTGGAGGCCATCGGGTGTCACCTCTTTTTCGCCGCGGGCTTTTTCTTCTTCGCCGCGTTCAGCTCTTTGTTCAGCTCCGCAATTTCCGCTTTCTGCTTCGCAGTCAGCGGGCCAGGAACGATGCCGTAGCCCTTCGAGGTGAAGCGATCCGTGCCATCAATCCTGTCCTTCGTTTTCTTCGTAGCCATAACGATACCTCCTTATCCGATTTCCACCACAAGCGTGATCTGCTTACGGTTCTTCGTTCCGACGGAATAGCCCTCCGCGCGGGCGTTGTTGATGGGGGAAACACTCACACCAACGATACGCTGTGACTGTGATGGGGCCATGATGATTTCACCCAAGCGACCGCCGGGGCCGTCACCCGGCATGAATGCTTGCGTTGCCGCTTTCGCCCTGTATTCAATCTTCACCTCACGGGTGGAGAAGGTGGACGGGTCGATAGCGTTCTTGAAGTTGTTGTAGGACGTAGACAGAAACCGATTTTCCGAAAACGTCTTGCCCATCAATGCCTTTTGAAGCTGCGATTCAGACATGGTGGTGGTCGAACCGTGAATACCGAACTGCCCCAACAGGCGGTCCACGAAACTGCCGTGATCGTACCGCTGGAGGTTGAGGTTGTAGCCCAGGTTGTGCATAGCGTCGAGCAAGCCGTCGCGCGTCGCCATGTGAGTAGGCGACATAGGCAGGCCGTTCATCATTTCCCAGTTCATATTCTGAGACGGTGAATGCACGCCGTCACCGCCATAGGCAACGGGTTCGGGGTTCGACACGAGGTAATTCTGCCGCGCAACCTCCGAATCAATGCCGAATTGCTGCTGCTGGAAGTAACCGCGCCCGTTAAACAGGTCATGGAATCCGGCAGGGTCAGTATCGGAAAACTGAGAATTGTTTTGATTCTGCGCTTGCTGCGCCGTAGGCACAACCTGATTCGGGTCGGCTTGCTGAATGGGGATCTGCGGTTGAGGAGTAGGGTTGCCGCCCGCTTGCATCCTCTGCGTACTGGTTTGGCGTGGGGAGGTCACACCGCTGCCCCTTGATTTATTCGACGCCATTTTCTTTTACCCTCCCTTTGATCTTGCTGGAGAACGTATCAATCTGACAGATGATGTTGCCCTTCATGCCGTCGAAAATGCGGCCGTGTACGATAATGCCGGAAGGATGGAGCCTGTCCAGCATTTCATTGTAGCCGGTCATAAAAGAAGTGTTCCGCTCATCGGACATCGCACTCCCGTCTGTCGAAACAGACACGATGCTGTCCGTCGGGAACCCGTCAAAACAATAATCGAACGTATCAGGGGCACCCCACATGATTGTGGGAATCACAGTCATGCCGTAGCACTGCCAGTAACAGGCAAGCCACATATTGCGGTACACGTTCCAGATTTTCGCGGCTTTAGGGAAATCGCTGTACACCGAAAAGTCGGGAGACATCACCGCCTGAAAACTTGAAAGCAGGGGGATGTACCGTTCGGGGTCAGCCCACAGCCTTTGAAACTGGTAATCGTCCAGGTAGAAATGCAAGCCCGTGTTCGCACGTTCTTCTTTGTCCGTGCCGCGGGCAAAATTGAAGCCGATCCAGTTCTTCACGTCGCACTCATGCACAGGAAGCATCTTCGGAATGTCGTAATCCCCAGCCCGATTGATGAATGTCGCAAGCTGGAGGTTTTCCCAATTCCTCGTGCGCTTGTAAAGCTCGCTGCTTGTTGCCATCCGGCGCACCCTCCTTTCTGCCGTTTTTACGCATAATAAAGGACCCACACAGACGTGCCCATCGCCTGCGTGAGTCCTGCAAACACCCCGTTCAGGGCCGCCGCACCTACTGCGGGAAGGAGGCGAACCCGCCAGCGCCGGAACCGTCCGAGACGTGCGCATTGTGCGGAAGCCGATGTTTGCGCATATACCTTATCACACTTAATTGCTTTTGTCGCGTGACAAACCGTGACAACTTCGACAATCACTCCGACTTGTGCGCTTTCAGATACCGATAGCACGCCCGCCTTGCTGATTCTGCCTTGTTCCCGCCGCCGATACTGGCCGCAACCTGCTCCCACGACAGCCCATTGACAAAGCGCAGCGTGAATATCTGCCGGAGAAGTGAATCGTCTATGCCGTCTATGTATGCCTCCAGCCGTTCGCGCTCCAACAGACAAAGCGTTTGCCGAGCAGAAATGGTAACGCACATATTCATGACAGCGTTCTTCTTTCGCAGGATGTTGCTTTCAAGCTGTCCGATACGCAGCACCATGCTTTCGACCGGGCTTCCGACGTTGTGCGCTTTCGGTATATCAGACAGGGGCGGGGATGAACAATCACCGATGGACTCGCGCAGTTCCCGCAAAAGCTGTTCATCTTCGCGGCAGTCTGCCTCCAGCTCCGCAAGCTGCCGCATGTTCAATTCCACTTCGCGGTTGAGGTGGTACAGCTTTGATAGCTCCTTTACGGTCACGATCATTCACCCCAATTCACGGCTGAGTGCTTGTCGCCGTCCCTCGACGGGTTCTTTCCGGCGATCCCAAGCCGCCGCACGCATTCCGGGCAGATGCAAATGCTTGCATTGGAACCGTGCCTCCACCCATCGGGAATATCATACATCTTTTCATTGTACGGGGTGGATGCCTCATGCGCCTTTTCCATCGCGCCGCACACATCGCACACAGCGACTTTGATAGTTTCAATCATCAGAATCACTTTCCTTTCGTGCCTTGTCCAGACGCACCTTTAGGGCGTTCAGGAGGCTTTCCTGCGCTTTCTCTTTACCAGACAGGGCTTTCATCACATCCTCATCGACGCCGCCCTGCACAACCAAATGGTGAACGATAACGGGGTGTTCCTGCCCTTGCCGGTGGAGCCTCTTGTTTGCTTGCTGATACAGCTCAAGGCTCCACGTCAGCCCGAACCACACCACATGATGCCCGCCGCGCTGGAGGTTGAGTCCATACGCGCATGACGCGGGATGCGCGAGGAGAATGTCTATCTTACCATCGTTCCAATCGGCCTCGTCCTGCGCTCCCTCGTACACCCGAACGTGTAGCTTCTTCCCATCCAGCGCGGCCAGGAGCCGCTCCCGATCATGCTGGAAATTGTAGAACACAAGCGCGCGCTGCCCGCCGAGCTGTTCAACCGTCTCCAGAAACGCCTCGATCTTGCAGTCGTGTACGATGGTTGCCTTTCCGCTTTCGTCATAGACCGCGCCATCGCAGAGCTGGAGGAGTTTGTTCGTCAGCACGCCAGCCGTGCCGGCCGTAATAAGCGTTTCGGGGTCAACCTCCAGAAGCATGTCACGCTCCAATCGGTCATACGCTGCTTTGGCTTTGGGGTCGAGCATCACGGGGATTTCTTCGCTGATGCAGTCAGGAAGGGTCAGATAGTCGCTTGCTTTCATGCTGATGCAGATGTCCCCCAGAAGGTCGTAAATCGCCTCCTGTGCCCCTTCTCGCGGCTTATAGGACCACACCGTTGCACCGTTTCGCTTATCGGGGAGGAAGAACATGTCGCGGTACACAGACACCGTTCTGCCCAGGCGCTTGCCGCCGTCCAGCAGATAGATTTGACTCCATAAATCGGTCAGACCGTGCGGGGTGGGGGTGCCAGTCAGCTCAATCATGCGCTTTATCCGGGGGCGCATTGTCTTGAGCTTCTTGAAGCGCACCGCCTGATGGTTTTTGAAGCTGGAGGATTCATCCAGCACTACGCAGTCAAACGGCCACACCCTGTCCCTGTGCTTTGGGTCGGTGTAATAGTCAACCAGCCATGCCACGTTATCGCGGTTGATGACGTACACGTCGGCTTCTGCATCCAATGCCGCCTCCCTTTGACGGGCTGTGCCCAGCACAACAGATACGCGCAAGGGCGACAGGTGATCCCACTTTACCTGTTCTTTGCACCAGGTCGCTTCCGCAACCTTCTTCGGGGCAATCACAAGCGCCCGCCGAATGGAGAAACGATGGTACTTGAGCTTGAAAATGGCAGTCAGCGTAATCACCGTTTTGCCGAGGCCCATGTCCAGAAAAAGGGCGATATTCGGTATCTCAATGATCTTATCTTCGCAATACTGCTGATACCCATGCGGAATGTACTTCACAGCTCCTCGCCCTCCATCATGTAATGCGGGCACCGCCTTGCACAATAGCTAATAATGCGTTCAACTTTTTCGACAGAATCAACCGTCGAAAACACCATGAATCCGATCCGGCGCAGCCAATCCTGCACAAAAGTCTGTCTGCATCGCTCCTTTTTTCCCGGTCTTTTCAACTCTACGAAAATCACAGTTCCGCCAGGAATCAGAATCATCCTGTCAGGAATACCCGTGAAGCCGGGGGTAACGAGTTTCAGGCATTCAGCGTGGGGGATTCTTTTCTTGATACCTTCACGGAGTTTCTGTTCGATGCTTTTTTCAAGCATTCGCTTTTGCCTCCCATCATCATGTTTTCAGCTTTGGAACATTCTCGCGCACGCGCGCGTATATACATGCGCAGATAGGCGTTTAGGCGTTTGCATATATCCCTAATCACCCATATTTGCATAGTCTATTAGAATACAATGTTCCAATGTTCCCAAATAGCTGTAAACCCTTGAAATACAAGGATTTTTCACGGGAACACATGCGGGAAAATTCACGGGAACAGGCTTTTTTGAATGTTCCGCATTTTGGTAACATTCTCAACGATGTTCCCGTGAAGTTCCCGCTTATTTTGCGGATGTTCCACCCAACATGTTCCTACTCTTTTTTGCGGATAAAGCCCCGCTGCTTGTCACCGTATGCCCTTCCGAACCGTCCGTGTGCGCTTTCCCATCCGGGCAAATTCGTCAGCACCGCATTGATTTCGCGTGCATCGGTTTTCCGCATGTCGCTGATGTTCTTCCCGTACAGTTCGCACCACACCTCCGCCGCGCAAATTCTGTCGCGCTCCACCAGCGTGTAGCTTCCCCCCTGTGTGAGTCCTCCCCAGTATGCGCGGCGCTGATCCACGCCCCACTTCATCCAGTCATCCGGGATTTGCCGCTCAACGAACTCCGCAATCAAACCCTCCTGCACGGTAGCTTCCCGGTGTTCCTCCTGCTTGTTCCGCGCTTGCAGCTCCACTTCGCCGGACAGGAACAGCGGCTCACCCATCTGCCAGCGCATCTTTGCCTCTGCCCACACCTGACGGATAACCTCGTCGGTCAAGTCGGTAAACACCGTCTTATCGTGCGGCTGCCTGCCCACGTCCACGGGCCAGAAACGGCGGTTGCCTGTCGTGTCTTGGAGGAAATCGGTCTGGTTGCATGTGCCGAAAAAGACGCAGCACCGGGGCAGTTCTTTGACGTGGCGCCCGTATGCGGCGCGGTATCTGTCGGCACGGAGGGACAAAAACTGCTTGATACAGGCAACGTCGGAACGCCTGAACGCATCCAATTCCGCAATCTCGACAATCCAAACGCCCTGCAAAAGCTCAGATGCTTCTTTGCCCTCAAACGTGCGGATGGAGTCATTGAAGAACCCCAGGGACATTTTATCCAGAATCGTAGACTTGCCGATGCCCTGCGGACCGCACAAAATGAGCATGTTGTCGAATTTACAGCCGGGGGTCATCGCGCGGGCAATGGCGGCGGTAAACGATTTGCGGCACACCATGCGGTTGTAGAGGGTATCGTCCGCGCCCAGGTAGTCGATGAAAAGGGAATCGAGGCGGGGCGTTCCGTCCCATGACAGCTTGTCGATGTAATCCTGTACTTCATTGAACGCATGGAGGCTTGAATGGATGTCCAGCGCGGCGTCGATGTTGCCGCGCCCTGTGATGCCATAGGTCTTTTCCATGTACCAGTACAGCCCGTTAGAATCCGTGTCAGACCACATCCTGCGGCGATGGTCGCCCTCCTGCGGGTCCCAAGGCAGCTTGTCAAGCACTTCGCCGCGCCCTGCAAACTGATTGAGGGCGAACCGTTCTCTGAGCAAGGGATCGTTGTCGAGGATAATCCGCACGTTGTCGATGGTGCCCTTGAATTTGCCGTTCGCGTCGCGCTGAATCTTGAGCATCCAGTTACCGGGGTCATCATCGTTATTCGCGCCAACGCCCGTGAAATCGGCAATCGCGGAATCGTATTGCTCCTTTGCAATCGCCACAGCCACGTCGTCAAGCCCGTTTGCGAATGCGGTCATCTGCTTGTATGACGGCAGCCGGTTCACGGGTGTCGAAGCGTCGCTCGCGTCATCCGCGTCTCCGAACATGTGTAGCCGTACCAGGTCGAAGCTGTTCACCAGCCGGCCGGAGCATGGGTCGGTCGCATGATGGGAGAATAGGAACTTGCCGTCATCGTACACAATCGCGCCGCCCGTGGTAGAGCCGCCCGTATAGGTGTACCTGTCTTTATCCGTGTCGGTCGGCTCATAGATACCGGGCAAAAGCTCGTCGATGGCGCGGTAGATGTCGTAGATTCGACAGAACGCGCCCACGATACCGGGCTTGCTTTCGGGGTCGCCCTGTTTGATCGCCAGCTTTTGATAGCTGAAACTGCCCGGAACCTGCGGCCATTCCGCAATGTCGTGCCAGTCTTTATAGGTCGCCAGCAGGGAATCGACCGATGCAAACGGGGCATCAGCCGTGCGGTATATGAACTCGCTGTCGGCACAGCATGAGGGCCAGTACATCAGGCGGGACACCTCAAACGTGGTCGGGTCTGCCATGCCGATACCGATATATTCAGCCATACGACGTGCGCAAGGCTCGTACTCGTCCGGGGTCATCGTCCTGTCAGTAGGGAGCAGAACGCGCAGACGTGGGGCATTTGGGGCGTGCTTGCGCGTCGAATAGACACAATAGTTGCAACTCAGCTTGTCCAGCGTGTCGATGATCGTATCCGTATACCAGCCGGGGATGTTATCAAAGTCCAACGTGATAACGTCTCTGCCAGTCACGGCGCTTGCCTTACGGCGCCCGCCCGCCAGGGTGCCAGCCATAAAACCGCCCACATCTTTGAGGTCGTCCTGCTGTGACTTCTTCATTCTGACGTAGGAATCCAGCGTTTCGACGCCGCGGGCGGGGGTTTTCAGCCGCTCATACAGCTCAGACACCGTAAGCATCTGCCGTTTCCAGTTCAGGTCTTTTCGGCTTGTTCCGGCTGAAATGATGATTTGCCGGTCAAAATTCATTGCTTTTTCACTCCTTTCTTCTTTCATCGGCAGTTTTTCAGTGCCGCCCGCTCAGTTGGACTCGGCATGGTGCGGTTACAGATGGTTTCAAAATTGCCGTATATGGCGTTGATTTCTCTGTCCTCTGCCGCCCGGACAGCTTTGGCCTTTGCCTCCGCCCGCTTCTGGATGGCAAGAAATTCGGCATCCGTCAGCTTCCCCGAATCGACCAAATGGTGATACAGTTCTTTGATGACGAAGGAATCAACGTTGTGTTCCGCTTTGTCGCGTTCCGTCAGATGGTGCATGAAAGACCTGTACATCGCTTTATATTCAGCCGCTTCATGCAGCGCAACATTCTTTTCGTAACCAGATTTAGCCCGCCGCGCTTTGCGGCAGGCTTCTTCCATCGCGTCGAGAATATTCTGGAGGAACGTATCATCGCTGATGACGACTGTTCCGCACTTCTGGCACCTAACCAGCTTCATGTTATTCACCCTTACTTTTGAAATCGGTCGGGGGAGAGGGGGCGGCTCTCCCCCGGCTCAAGTGTAGCTTTTTTTATCGCGTTCGCACTTCGCCCTTGTACTCATACTGTGCCTTGCGGCCGCTGCCGAAAAGAACAGTAATCTTGTCGGGGAACGGGTTCCGGCTGTTGTTCATCGGAAGATACCGCGCATTCATGATGAACGGGTCAGAAGCACCATGAAGCCGCTCATGAAACGCCTCACACTTTCGGCAGTTTTCCTTGTCAGCGTAAACGGTGCCGCACACTTCGCACTTGTAAACCGTGCTCTCAATCATCGGAACGCCTCCTCCAGATACGATTTGGCTGCTCTCTTGCCGCCGCAATCGGGGCACACGTCGGCACCGTGCTTTTTCGCCTGGTACTTGCTGGTAAAGTCGCTGTACTTGCCGTAGGAAGGGCAATTCGAGTTCGGGCACCACAGGCGATAGACGGGGGAATGGAACGGCTTCTTCTGCTTACTCATCGTCGAAGTCCTCATCATCGTCATCGTCATCACAGTCATCGGGATCGTCGTAGAGTTCAACGTACTTCTCCCGCGTGATGCGATGCAGCCTTTCCGGGGCAAACCCGGCGATAGCAGACACGGCTTTGGTGAGTTCATCCTCAGTCATGCCGGACACGTCGCCCAGCAGATACGAAATGCCGCCAACCACCAGACCGGCGGGTTCCTTCTTTCCGTCAATGTCAATAGCGAGGTCGTCAACCTCGTAATACAGGCGATCATCGGTAATAGTAGGCATATTGTTTCTCCTTTCACTTGTCAGACTTTGTACATCCTACGAATGCGGGAAATTTCCCAAAGTTCATACTTTCGTTTGGCTACGACAGACAGGGCTTCCCGAATCCCCATCACGACACCGCTTTGATTTTCGATGTATCGCTGGAGAACGCCCAATTTTACATCATTCAGAATGCACGACTTTTCCGCTCTCAGCCTATCCGATTCTTCACGCAATGCTTTCAGCTTTGCCTGGGCTTTTTCTTCTTCTGCCTCCAGAAGAATCTTGATGTAACCGAGTTCGCGGTCACTGAATGCAGAATCTTGTTTTGCGGTTTCAGGGTCGTA